CACGAAATTGACACGCCAAATATTATTGGCGAACGGCACCTAGATTACGCATGTCAAGAAGAGAGATACGATAACATCTCAGCCTGGGCCATCTCTAAAATACCAAAAAAATCAATAATATACTTAGAAGACTATGCCTTTGCTGCTAAAGGTGTAGTATTTAATATTGGTGAATGCTGTGGTGTATTAAAACATAAGTTGTGGGCTTCTAATTATAGTTACGGCACATTTGCGCCAAGTCAAATCAAGAAATTTGCAACTACAAAAGGTAATGCTACTAAGATGCTTATGCACGAGAGTTTTATTGAAGAAACGCAATTTGATATATCGGCAGTAATTAATTGTCATGAGGGTGAGTCTCCGATGTCAGACATAATCGACTCATATTACATAGCCAAATTTGCCCATTGTCAATTCATAAAATAGTTGATATAAATTATATAGTGTTGATATAATATTCTTAAAGTGACTACTATATGAGAACTTCAAAAAGAACCACATTCTCAAAAAATGTTGCGTCTGCTGAACCAGAATGGGACGAAACTCGTGAGTCTCTGCCCAACATTCTAAATTGGTATAGTTATAACAAAACCCAAGATGATGCAAAAGAATATCTCTTGGACTACGCAAAATACTTAAACTTTGAAAAGTCGGATATTAAACTACTAACGGCCTCAAGAGAGAGATTCAATACTAGCATCGCATGGCTATCTAGATTGTTGTTAATCACCCTTTCGGCAGATCAAGATATAAAAACTAGAATTATCGATGAATTGAATAGAATCATTTCTATTGAAAAAAATAAAACAAAAGCCACTCCTCAAGTCGATAAAAAGCCTTCAGTTAATGTTCAAGAGAATATACGATCAAAGTTGGCTGAGTATCTGGGAGAGATAAATTTTCAACTAGACTTAATATTACACTCAATAAGAAAGAGTGAGCCAATAGAATTTTCTCTTAAAGACTGGCTTAGTTGCAACAAAGTTAGCGCCATACAAGTTAAAAATATATCTACCTATTTTAAGACTCACGTAATTTCTGAGTTGTTAGAGACTCAAGCCAAAACCTGTGAGCAGCTAACAGAGGCATATTCGTTTCTGTCGGCAAAGCAGCTCAAAGCGTATATAGATGTAATTCAGCAGTTTATATCAGATTCAGATGAGCAGCATTTGGTTAAAAAACAAATGCTCGTACACAATAGAACTCCTAAAAAAGTAACTAAGAGTCCATTGAAGCAGGTTGCAAAATTAAAATATCTCAAAGAACATAATGAACTGAAAAGCGTGATGCCGACAAAAATAATAGGAGCAAAAGCTATAGTTGTGTATAATGCTGAAAGTAGAGTCGCAACATATTATGAGTGTGATAATAATCACGGTTTTGCCATAAAAGGTTGCACACTATTAAACTATGATGTAACGAAAAGTATAAGTAAAATTTTGAGAAAGCCAGAAATGGTTTTGCCTACTATATTAAATGATGGTAGAGTTTCAGTAAGAAATACTTTGCGAGACATAGCGGCAAAAAATAAAACTGCTAATGGCAGGTTTAATGATAATTCTTTAATATTGAGAGTCTTTTAGTATGCGATACGTAATTTTCGACCTGGAGACAAGTGATCTCAATTATGTCGGCCAGATATTAAATTTTGCTTTTGTAGAGGTTGATGAAAATTTTAATTTAAAGTCATCTTTGAGAGATAAGATTAAAATTTGTCCGATGCAACTACCAATGCCAGAGGCAATTCTATCAAATAGAATAGATGTAATTGAACATCAAAAAGAAGCTACCGAAACTGAGTTCTCGGCAATGCGCAAAATTTATAACTACATAGAAAGTCTTTGTGAATATGAGCCTGTTCGTCTTATAGGTTATAACTCAAACTCATTTGATATTCATTATCTAAGAACATCCCTCATAAGAAATGGATTTAATCCGTACTTCGGAGGTCAATTGTCATACGGCGATCTTCTTCACGCAGTTAATAAATTGACAATATCAAATGACCAATTTCTATCTAAACTGAAACGAAAAGATAATGGTAAGCCAAGCATGTCTTTAGAGTCCGTGTGTAAAGTGATGGGCATATTGTCTGAAGATTCTACGCAAGACCACGAGTCAATGTCTGATGTTCTTTTAAGTATTGAACTGGCAAAGAAGTTAAAATGCGCATATGAATTGGATATAAAGACGTATTCATCATATGAGATTTCTAAAAGGTATACAGATTTTGATGCCATAGAAGTTTATGCAAATTTTGATGAGGTAGGAAATAAATTCCCCGAAGATCAATGCTATTATGTGTTACACGAGCATAATAAATCGACCGCACTATGGATAAATCTAAACAAATTTGAATCTGGTCAGGGCAAAAAATCTATCTTATGGTGCAATAAGAATACGGCCCCACTATTTGTTAAACGATATATTAAAGATGCTGATATTAGAGCTAGAGCAGCCGCAGCTAAGAAAGAGCTTTCAGAAATTACTATAGCTAATTTTTGGCCAGATAAAGAGTGTGACTTAGAGCAGTCTATATACACATTGCCAATAAACGAGATTAAGTCGTTATCTCAGGCGATTCATAATAAAGACTTGTATCTTCTTAAAGAGAATAAAAATAAACACGCAAATGTTTTATACTTGAGATTTTTGTGCAATAATGTAAATTCTGATGATGTTGATAAAATATCTGAAAAATATATACGCTACAGATATGGTGGAAAATTGCGTCTAGATAAAAATGAAATTAATTCTGAAGAGAAGCTATATCATCCCACGTATAAAGAACTTCTTGAAAGAGTCGATAAATATTGTGAAGGTGATGATAAAGAATTAATGTTGAAATTAAAGCAATACTATCTTCATAGTAAGATGGCAAAATTCTTCTCAAGTGAATTAATATAATGGATTTATAACAAATGATATTGATAGATTTAAATCAGGTGATGATAAGTTCCCTGATGTCACAAGTTGGCAGCAACCCAAACGCAGAACTTTCTGAAGACCTAATACGACACATGGTTTTAAGTTCAGTGCTCTCATATAAGAAGAAGTTTTCTGACGAATACGGAAACCTTGTATTCTGTGCTGATGATAAAAATTATTGGAGAAAAAAGATTTTTCCATTCTATAAAGCAAATAGAAAAAAAGCTAGGGATGCCTCCAAATTTGACTGGAACATGATTTTTAATACTCTAAACAGAATTAGATCTGAGATTAAAGAAGTTTTTCCATATTCGGTTATCCAAGTAGAATCTGCCGAGGCCGATGATATAATTGCGACGCTGTGTAAATACACGCAGACGAATGAACTTAAGCGAGTTGGTTTTATGACAGAACCACAAAAAGTTCTAATTTTATCTGGAGATAAAGATTTTTTACAGTTGCAAAAATATTCTAATGTTAGGCAATTTTCTCCACTACTTAAGAAATACTTAACTACTGATGACCCTAAAAAATTTTTAATGGAACACATTATAAACGGAGACTCAGGTGATGGTGTTCCTAATTTTCTTTCTCAAGACTCGGTTTTTTTAACTGAGGGGGTTCGACAAAAACCAATACGAAAAGTTAAACTTGAAGAGTGGTTAAAGATAGGAGACCCGGAAAAGTTTTGTGATGATGAGATGCTTAGAAATTATAAAAGAAATGAATCTTTGATTAATTTGGATTTAATTCCTACAGAGATACAAAATTCTATAGTTGCTATGTATGAAACGAAACTTGTGGGAGATAGAAAAAAAATGTTTAGTTACTTCGTTACTAATAAGTTAAAGTATTTAATGGATAGTATATCCGAATTTTAAATGGAAAAAATATGACATTGACTATAGCAGAAGTGTTTAAGAAAATTAATGAGGTAAGATTTAATGGTGATCGAGTTTTCATCTTAAAAAAGAATGATACTCTAGCTTTGAGAGGATTGCTAAGAATGAATTATGATCATTCTCTAAAGATAAGTCTTCCTGAAGGTGCGCCTCCGTATAAAAAGAAAAATGTTCCTGCCGGTTTCGGAGACACCACACTATTATCATCGGCTAAAACTTGGTATGTATTTTCTAAAGAATTAGCTCCAACGTTAGCTCAATCTAAAAGAGAGTTTTTATTCATATCTCTATTAGAATCATTAGATCCGGTAGAGGCTGAAATTATGATTTTGGCCAAAGACCGAAAGCTAAATTTAAATTTAACCGCTAAGGTTATAAATGACGCATTTCCAGATCTAATTAAAGATTATAGCACAGATGAGACAGAAAATTCTATAAATATTAATGAAGTTGAATTTAACTCTACACCAATGAGTGCTAATGGGCAAGAGACGCAAAAACGAGGAAGAGGAAGACCAAAGAAGTCCTAGAACTTTAGTAAAAGTTTATAATTTAATATTAACTTTTGATACTAATGTTGCCAATGAAGACTTGGCAAAAGAGATAGAGTTAATTATAGCGCAAGTAAACTCATTACTGGCAAAGAATATAACTGATTCCTTACCGTATATCTTTAAAGATTCCGGTAAGGAATGTAAGGTATCAATATCATACAATAAAGATGAAGATTGATTACGGCTTCTTTCTTTTTGGAGCCACAACCTTAGTTTCAACTTCGGTTGAAACCTCTTTCTTTTTTACGTCCTTCTTTTTTGTTTCTGCCTTTTTCTCTGCCATATTAGTTTTGACCTTAGTTTCTACGTTTTTGTTACAAGATTTTGTTTGATTGCAAGACTTGCTTTTACAAAATAAAAGGCAAGCTAGCGATTTAAATAAACATTTAAGATTCATATTTACTGCCATTAACTTTAAATAAAATGATTTACAATTAAGTATAGCTATGCTAGACTTTAAGTATAGAAATATTTATCTATACTATTTAGGAGACTATTTGTGAACATATTTTATTTAGATTCAAATCCATTAATAGCAGCTCAATATCATGTAGATAGACATGTAATAAAAATGATATTAGAATCGGCGCAATTGCTATGCACTGCCCATAGAGTTATTGATGGCATTCAGACCAAAGTATCTAGGCTCACCAAAACTGGCAAACATAAACAAATAAATGCATATCTATTAAATGATTCTGCAAAAAATTCTCTATTGTATTCGGTCACGCACATTAATCATCCATGCACTATTTGGTGTCGTGACAATATAAATAATTACATGTGGCTATATGAGTTGTTTGTAAGTCTATGTGATGAATATACATATAGATATGGCAAAAAGCACAAGACAGATTTTCTACTTCGTGACGTATTGCAAAATTCTCCGATTAGCATATCAACTTCTGAGTTTACGCAGCCAGCACAAGCAATGCCAGAAAAGTATCGCAGCGCAGATTCTATTCAGGCATATCGTCAATATTACATACATGAGAAGCATAGCTTTGCTAAATGGTCTAAGCGAGCTACGCCAGAGTGGTTTATTTAATTATCCGTGAGACTGTATGCCAACTTATGAATATTATTGCAATAAATGTGAGAATACTTTCGATAAGCTATTACCAATAGCAGACCGACAAACTCCAACTTCAGAGCCTTGTCCAAATTGTTGTGAAAAAAATTCTATCGAGATGAAAATAGGAGCACCTTCTCCTATAGATCCATTGAGATTAGATGGAAAAAATAGACCTCGCTCTGATTTTAGAGATAGAATGCAACAAATCAAGCAACTATCCGGAAAATCTTCTACCATTAAAGATTATTGATTATGGCAAAACGAAATAAAAATGTCGAAGTAGAGCTGTCACATGATACTGCTGAAATTGAAGAGGTGTTTGATGAATACAGAAGGCAAAATAAAATTTTGAAACATAATTTTAAATTGACCCCAATAAGTGCATTGACACTGAATCAAAAACATGCATTTTCTAACAACAGTCAAGACAAAAATCTTCTGTTGGTAGGAGTTGCGGGCACAGGAAAAACTTTTTTAGCATGTTCTTTTGCACTAGCAGATTTATTTAACTCAAAGTGTAAAAAAATAATTATTATTAGAAGTGCAGTTACTACTAGAGACCAAGGATTCTTACCTGGAACGCTACAGGAAAAGATGTCTTTATATGAATCTCCGTATAGAGATATTTTTTCAGAGCTTTGCAGTGGCAGAAGAGATGTCTATGACCTTCTAAAAAAGAAAGAGTACCTTGAATTTATGTCAACTTCTTATTTGAGGGGCACAACTTTTAGCGATTGTATTATAATTGTAGATGAGATACAGAATTGCACAGATCATGAAATTAATTCAATACTAACTAGAGTTGGTGACAATTCTAGGGTCATATTGTGCGGCGACCATAGACAAGATGATTTGAAAATGTTAAATAAATCTAGTCAAGTTAGTGGCATTAAGAATCTAATTGACACCGCTAAAGTTATGGAATCTTTTTCTGTAATAGATTTTCAGATTGAAGATATTGTTCGCAGTGGTTTCGTAAAAGAGTATATTCTTGCTAGACTCAAATTAGGACTAGACTAAATGTCTATTATAGTATATAGAGCATTAAACACAAAAGAATACAGTGCACAATATCGACAAGATATCATTTGGGTATCTACCGATAAAGAACATGCAAAAATGTATTCTGATGGTGTTGGTAAAATATTTAAATTTAAAATCGTCGGTACGTTAGTTTCATTAGATTTGCAATTCATAAATGCAGAGGTTGACGTAAACTTTAACGATATAACCGATAGATTCAAAACAGCTCTCTTAGAGCTGTTTGAAAAAAAGAAACTATCAAGAGATAAAACTTTAAGTTTATTTGATGAAGTTAATGATTTACCTAAAGTCGCAGGAATGAAAGAAGTTTGGCGGTGGATCCTACATAAAGAATTTACTGCAATAGCAAAAAAAGCTGGTTTTAATTCAATATTACAAAGAGAAGGACTCAGTAGATATTCTGGAAATATAATTACATACGGTATACTGGATAATAGAATGTTAAGAATGATTGAAGATTAATTATGAATGTGAAGTTAATATCCTATAGTCAGCCAACCGAACAGCTTAAACAACTTAATATAGACGATGTGCAAGATTTGGTTGCATATTGTGCTAGAGTTAGTAATCCCTCGAACCAATTAAATATTGAAACATCTGAGAAGCTAATTCAATACTTAGTTAAGCATTCTCACTGGAGTCCACTTGAGATGGTTTCTGCATGTCTTGAGATAACTACAACACGAGACATTGCTAGACAAATTTTGAGGCACAGAAGTTTTAGTTTCCAGGAATTTAGTCAAAGATATTCAGACCCAACAAAAGAGTTAGATTTTGTTGTGCGAGAGGCTAGACTTCAAGATACAAAAAACCGGCAGAACAGTGTAGAGGTCTCAGATGAAAAGTTGCACGAAGATTGGAAGAATAAGCAACTTGAGGTGATACGAAAAGCTAAAGAGGCTTATGTTTGGGCAATTGAAAATGGTATAGCTAAAGAGCAAGCCAGGGCAATACTACCAGAGGGCAACACTGTAAGTCGCCTATATATGAGCGGAACAATTAGAAGTTGGATACACTTTATACAATTGAGAAGCGCAAACGGCACTCAAAAAGAGCACCAAGAAATAGCTAAAGTGTGCGCTAAGATTATTAGTGAAATATTTCCTTTAATGAGCAGCATATGATACGAAGAGACAATAGCGGAATAAAATATGATGAACACAAGCCAAGGTGGGATCTATTGCCGTTTGATGCTCTAAATGAAATCGCAAAAGTCATGACCTATGGCGCAATTAAATATGAGCCAAGAAACTGGGAACATGGCATGAGCTGGAACAGAGTTTTTGCATCTATGCAAAGGCACCTGAGCGCATGGTTTCATGGCAATAACATAGATGATGAAAGTAAGATGTCACACTTAGCTCATGCCGCATGTTGCATGTTATATCTTCTGGCATTTGAAGTTAGGCGTGAAGGTATAGACGATAGACCAAAATTGACCGATGCTGCAATTAAGAACATGAAAGATTGTAGTAAGATTCAAGATTATGCAGATGAAATAAAGTCAAAAATTGCATAAAATTAAATTGACAATTAAAAAACTATAAGATATTATAAATTAAATATGGGCCTGTGTAGATTCGACAAACTATAGAAACTATACGCCTACAACACGATGATGGTTCTTGGCATCGTAATAAATGAACCAAAATCTAAGTGCAAACTTTGATTCTTTCGATTACGCCTTAGCCGCATAATCCGTGGCTTATAGATGTTCTGCTAGTTACTCTATAAGTTGCGAAATTCAAACTAGTGGTGCTCACAGATAACCATCCGTTATGTGAGGTTAAAACCTAAACTTGGGTGCGAAAGCTGGTTGACCAGCTCCTTGTGACTGAGTGTTGTCTAAACTGAATGTCAACGGGGTTAAGGGCTTGGAAAGCCAGAAAGTTTAGACTATTGTTGTATATGGCTATGAGAGAGAATAGTTTGAACATCGGGTGCGACTCCCGATCAGGTCCACCATTTTATTGCGTTTACCTATGAAAATTATAACACTGGTCGATTTAAATAAAAAGATAGAAGTTAACAGTAGCAAAGATTTAATTGCCACCCTTGACTTGAGTCCCAAGATATTTTATAATGCATATCATTCAGCAATATTTAATAGATTTGATACATTATGGGCATATACCACCAAAAAAATGATATGCCTATTTACCAGTAAAACTGAGGCTCTTTATTTTTATAGAAATTTAAAATGAGATTTGAAACCTTTGGAAATAACCAATTTGAGATTGACCTTCTAAATTGCAAAATATTGCCGGAACTAATACGAAACAAGAACTTTGCAACAAAATTGTATGAGACGCTGTGTAATCACATATTCATTAAAGGCTGTCATGAGTTTTTTCCTTCTTGGAGATATGCCGCCGGATTTGTAGCATATTTAAGAAACGTCTTTTTTAACCTAGATGAAGAATACCTGGACTTCTATTTGTCAGGAAAAGAAGGATTTGCACACCAAGAAATAGAAGAAATTCTAAAAAAACTTGATTGGACAATAAAAAATCCATAAATTTTACGTTTTGAGAAATTAATTATTATAAATAATGTCTCATTTATAAAAAATAGCCTTAGTTCGACTGCAAAGATTTCTGGGGGAACAGAAAACTTCAGTGTGGAAGATCTAAGATACTAAATTTATTGTGGTTCGCTTTGAAGTCTGCATACTAACAATTCAAGCATATTTGCATATTGTATTGCTATAGTTTGAATTGTTTTATGCAGACTTTCTTTTTATAAATACTCTAGAATCACTTTATATTTTATAAAGCTAACTATGCTAACTTTTTTAGAATTTCTCGAATGTCTGCCGCTAGAAGAACGCAAAAAGTGGAACAAAAAGACTGGTCGTGATTACGCTAAAGAGAAAGAGTATCAATCTTCTCCAGAACGCCGAAAATATAGAGCCAAATTAAATAAATACAACAGAGAAAAGGGCACGTACGGCAACGGAGATGGAAAAGATGCGTCCCATAAAGACGGAAAAATATCCGGCTTTGAAGATGAATCTAAAAATCGAGGTCGAGCTGAAAAAAGCAGATTGCCAGGATCTAAGCGAAAGAAATAACTAAGCTACTTTTTACTGTTAATATATCTAACCAATAATTCTTGCCATGTTTGGCAAGTGGGGCCACTTTCCCAGGCAAACCTGCCAAGCAATCTTAAAGTGGTATAATACACGTAAGCCGCAAGATAGTAAAAAGGTCTTCTTTTTTTGGGCAATCGTCTAATAGAAGAGTGACATCTGTGTAAAAAATCTTTGTCGGCCAGCTTTCTAATTTGAGTTGTACCTCCTCTCCAATAGAAAAAATCATGATATATTGAGGCCTCTTTGAAGATCAGGTCGTGCGGATCTATAATAAAATGCTTGCTACCAACACCATTCCAAATGTGTTGTTTAAAAAAATCTTGCTGCTCTTTCGTTAAACTATCGTATGATAGCCCATAATCATCTAATTCTTTTATCATAATACTTGACAAATTATTATATAATGTTTATTATATTTATGCAGATTTTTATTTTTTACTTGGAGGTATAAAAATGATATTTGATAACATGACACTTAATACTTTGTTAAATGAGCCAAAGAGATACGCAAGAAAATATGTTCCTTACAATTTGGTTAGGGTAAGCAATACCGAAATTGCCGTAGAGCTTAATGTTGCTGGATTGAATGAAGATGATTTAAATGTTGAGGTTCAAGCCAACAAGTTATATGTCACGTATGACCCTAAACAAAAAGATTCAAGAAAGTACATAGTTAATCACATAAGTTATTCTCCGTTTACTTTAGAATACACTTTAGATGATGAATATAAAGTTCGTGATGCAAATTTTAAAAACGGAATTTTAACTATAAATTTTGAATTGGTTATTCCTGAAGAGAAGAGACCGAAAAAAATTAAAATAACACATTAAAAATACTAGACAGCTTACTCAAACTGTGGTATTCTAAAAGCAGCCTTATAGCAAGGCTGCTTTTTTTATTTGAAAGTCAACATAGTAATCATATGAATGCCAAAATACACAATCAGACAACCTTTTGTCAAACAATAGAAAAAATGGTTTTTGAAAGAAAAATTACATACTTAGAAGCCGTAACTGAATATATAACTGAAAATAACATAGAAGCAAATTCGGCGTCTAAGTTGTTGAATAGTAATATAAAACAAAAAATAGAGTTCGAGGCCACTCAACTAAATCTAATCAATAGAGGTAAAAAGCCAGCAACATTATTTTAATTCTATGAATATAGAATTTGCATATTCAAAATATGTATCTTTAAAACTACACTTCAATCGAGATGACTATGATTATTTCAAATACGAAGGAAAAGTAAAAATTAGTCCTGAAGCATATGATGAAAGAGCTGATAAACCATATTTTAAGCGGGCTTGTAAACTATATTCAGAAGCAGAGTATGTAAATTTGTTGATTGCCAATTTTATATACTGCCAAGAATCATGGATAGGAGATATAGTATCAGACTTGGGTAAATCTAGGTTGTTTGAGTGGAAAAAGATAATTCAGTCTATAAAGTACACATTCAAACAAGATCTAATTTACATTGAAGAATACTTATCAGACAATGATTTAAACTTTAATGAATTGTTTAAGAAGTCTACTCCTTATCCGGCAATAGTTAAGTTTTGCGTTGAGAAAAGTATAAGTTTAGAAACATTTGTTATTTTAAATAAACTCTTGAATTTTGTTTTTAGAGTTGATAAACTTATAGATGAAAGAATCTTGTGGAATAAATACAAACTTTTGTCTGTGAAGTATGCTCCGTTTATTGCTTCAGATGACTTGAGTTCGTATAAGCAAATTTTAATTGAGAAATTTTACACAAAATCATTGACAAACACACAAATTAAAAATACTATATAGAGTAACACCATTTTTGGTGAAATATCACTAAAACTAAAATATATTGGAGAAATACTACATGTCATTTAGTAACCTAAAGAAAAATATTGGCGCTCAAGGTATCAAGTCGTTGCAAGACCAGCTTGATAAACTTAACAATAAGTATGGAAATAGTAATGACGACACAAGATTTTGGAAGTTAGAGACTGATAAGGTTGGCACTGGTGCGGCAGTAATTAGATTTCTACCAGAAAGTGAGGGTGAAACTACACCTTGGGTTATCATGTATAACCACTCGTTTCAGGGTCCGGGTGGTTGGTATATTGAGAACTCTTTGACCACTTTGAATCAAGCAGATCCGGTGTCTGAGTATAATCGAGATTTGTGGAATTCTGGTATTGAGGCTAACAAGAATATTGTTCGCAACCAGAAGCGACAGACAAAATACATATCAAATATTCTAGTGATTAAAGACCCAGCTAATCCGCAGAATGAGGGTAAGGTTTTCATGTTTAAATATGGCAAGAAAATCTTTGAGAAAATTAAGGCAGTAATGTTTCCTGAGAATGATGCAGTAGACCAAAAAGAGCCTATGAATCCATTTTGCCCCTGGACTGGCGCTAACTTTAAGCTAAAGATTAAGCGAGTTAGTGATTATCCCAACTATGAGCAATCTGAATTCTCAACAAAAGAGCCTCTTTTTGGTGGCGATGATGCAAAAATTGAAGCTCTATGGAAAACTCAACATAAGTTATCTTCTTTGCTAGAGTCCAGTAACTTCAAGACCTACGACCAACTAAAGGCTAGGTTAGATAAAGTTCTTGGTCTGAAGAGTGCATCAGCGCAAGAAGAGAAGAAGCCAGTGCAAATGGTAAGTAAACCATCATTGTCTGAAAGTGCTAGCGTAATAGCTGATAAATCGTCTAGTTTTTCAGACGATGATATTTCTGATGATCTTGATTATCTTCAACAGTTAGCGAATGAAGAGTAGTCGAGAAATAAAAAACTACTTTTAGAGTTTTTTAAAGGAGCCATTCGGCTCCTTTTTTTTGTTTAATATCTTGGTCCTCGGTCTACCGGACTTCCTGGACCAAAATGCAACTGAGAACCGGCAGGTAATTGTTGCGCTGGTGTCATTCTAGTAGAGTTATCAGTTTTACTTTGATTGAATGAATTTATTATATTCACCACTGTATTATTTGGATTTGTTTCTAATTGGCCAGGTTTAATTTGAGGTTCAGACATCTCAGGTAAATATTTTCGTGTGCCTCCGGGTTGAATTTTATTTGACATGATATCAAAAACTTGCTTTAAGCCTCTACCCGGAGCAAAAATACTAGGATTTGCAGCAGCCTCATCAGGAAAAAGCATTGAGGCATCTCTAAACGGCGTAGTCTCTTTCATCTTTAGAAATCGTGCAGCTTTACCTGGACCCATGAAATGCGCCATGTATAATTCTGCGTATGTTGGTTCTCTATTTAATTGTGTTTTTAATATATTTCTATTTTGATTAGTTAAAAATGTAGTTGCTTCAAGCATCTTCTGAGGGTCAAATCTGTCGGCCAGTGTCCAGTTTTTGCCCATTTGCTTAGTGACTCTTTCCCAAGTTCCTTTAGTAAATTGACCCAGACCGCTAGCTGAACTTAAAGGATTTTTTGCATTTGGGTTATTTGAAGATTCTACCTTGAATAACTGCTGTATATAATCTGACATGCCTCCGGCTGCGGTATTAATTGGTTTTCTGCCGTAAGTCTCTTCACGCCAAGATTCTGTGCTCTGCGACCACCTTCTATTCTGAGCCGCTTCAATGTTTTGCATCGATTTAATGCGATTTGCGGTGATGGCCTCACGTTCAGCTTGCGTTTTTTCAAGAAGAGCTTTAGTTTCAGATATGCTTTTATTTAAATCTTGACTGTCAGTGTCGGTTCCAAAAAATGACCTAATACCTTTTTGGGCGTTCATGAGACTCAGGCCAAAACCAAGCCCCAACTCTTTAGTTTTTAGATACGCCTTAGTGGCACCATCACCTACGGTTGCCATGAATCCAGATGTAACATCTTCATAAATGCTAGTGGCAACATTTTGGCCATATTGCATAGCGCCATCTATAACTTTAGCCGTCTTTTCTGGGCCGTAATATGCCGCTAGTCCTCCAGTTATCGCACCGCCAACCGCACCAACCGCAGTTCCTATTCCCGGAACCACTGAACCTCCTAACCCACCAGCCGTAGCACCTACACCCATTTGACTAAGAACTCGCCAGAATGTCGATTCATCTTCTTGTCCGGCCAATCCTGTAGCTAATGCTGACGTAAATCTTCCTGTTCCGTATTCTAAATATGCATCTGAAGTTGCGCCTTGAACGACATTTGCCGCACCCGTAGCTATATTGAATGGAGTCGCTAAAAGTCCACCTACTCTAGCCAATTTTCCACCCATTCCCAAAATAGAAAATACTTTTGATAAGTTAAGAAATCCGGTATTTTCAGCACTGGCAACATCTTTTGTTTGCTCTGCCACTAGATTCCAGTCGGCATTTGTTAGGTTTTGTTCAACCTCACCAGACCAAGATTTGGCATCTTCAAGACCTCCTTTACTTGCATCTAAAATGGTTTTTCTAAGCTCAGGACTCGCCAATAGTGCGGTTATTGCAGTTGCCCCCAACCCTATAACGCCACCTCTTAGAATATTGCGAATAATGCCGCCAGCTCCTCCTCGAATAATGCCGCCAACCGCCCCTCCCAAGACAGCGGACGTTGCGGCAGAACCCAATCCCCCCATACCGCCAGTGTTTGGTGTAGTGCCATTACCAGCAGTAGAACTTGCGCCCGAAGTTGCGCCTGAAATTGCAGCAGCACCGCCTATCGTGCCACTTTTTTCCATAACATTACGTTTAGATGCGCTCTCTCTTAAAGTCTCTAATTCCTCAGACCTTTTACGTAGTTTTTCTTTGGTTTCGCTCTTTTCAGAATTTACTAGAGTTGATATGTCTTCAGCAATTTTGGGTAAAACTGATACGCTATTTAATATAGCCTCTAGCGTATTAGTTGCAGCACTCGAAGCCACCACATCTGGACTTGCGCTGGCTATTTGAGCGGCCTTTTCATTGGCAACAGCATCTTTTTTATATTTTGCCGCACCAGTTAATACTTTTATATCAACTTTACTAATTTTATCTGCCAAAGAGTTTGATATTCGTTTGACTTCTTTAGCGTTGACTAGTGCTTTGTTTAGCGCATTCACTTCTCTCGCAGTAATTCTGCTTGAGATTGACCTGGCCAACTTTCCTAGTTCTTTTCCAAAGGTCAAGGCTTTTGTTATTTTGTTTACATCAGACTGCTTTAACGTGCCAGTCATTTTGTCAACTAATTTAACTAGTTGCTTCTCTCTAGCTATTGATTCTGATATTCTCTCTACATCTTTATCAGATACCTTTTCGGTTGCGGTCTTAGCGGCCTTTGCAATCTTTTTTGAATTTTTAAGGGTTTTAGTTACATTATCAACATCTCTAGCCAAAACTTTAGTTGAGCTATTTAGAGATTTAATCTCTTTCTCTAAAGACTTTACTTGACTTTCTAAGTCTTTCTCCTTTTTAGTCTTTTTTGTTGGCATTATTGATCCTTCAAATTAAATAGATTGCGCAGAATTATTTATTCTTAATCGCCTCTTCTTTCTTTTTAATGTGCTCAATCAAAAATGTCACATATATATCTAATTCATAAGGCAATAGGTTTTCTAACTCTTCTATTGAATACTTATGATGCTGAACCAGACCAAATATTGTGTGGTAATGGTTCTCTAACGAGGTGTGATTCAGCATTAAACTAAAAAATTGTCTAATCCTTTAAGAACGTGAGTTTGAGATTTACCGCAAGATTTGCATTCTAGTAGCACTTCGTGAGATAATTGAGGCATTGTTTCAAGAAATTCTTCAATCTTTCTAAATTGTTGCGTAGTTAGAGCCTCTAAAAATTGTATGCCCTCATCAATCGCAACATCTTTGGCCGATGTTACGACATTTGAATCGTATACAGACTCAATACATGACCACATTAACTTTAATTCGGCATTGGGCTCAGACATCGTTTTTGAAAATATCGCTAATGCCTTATGATTAGGATATTTCATAATAATTCCAACTTCGTTCGTTAGCTCTATTTTATTATTAAAGCCTCCCTTAAAGTTAACCTTAACTTCTTTTAGGTTTATCTCAACTTCTTTTATTTTTTTACATTCATCGCACTTTGAATCTTCTAAAGCTGAAAACGAAATTTTTGTGGTCTCGCCGACCGAAACTATTCTTAATTGAAGCATTAAGTATTCCAAATCAAATACTTCTAACTTCTCCACATCGACATTTTGAGATACTATACAATTATTAATTACCTGTTTAACAGCCGATGACATTTCTACTGAATCGTTGCCCGATGCGGCGGTCAATAGAATTTTTTGCTCTTTCACTGAAAAAGGACGTATTGTCACTTCTTCTTTGGTAGACGGAATTGTAGTTGTGTATGTTATAACGTCAATCTTTGGCAATGGCATAATAAAACTCCATAATATTGGGTTGTTGATATTTATCGGGCTCCTAAAAGCTCTGATGTGGCAGCAAATGCATTTACAGAAGAACTCGTCACTTCAGATGTATCTGTATAGCCGCCCAAAATATACTGTAGCGATGACCGCCACCTTGCGTATGAAAAGGTTACAGTTAAAGTTAAAATTTCATTTTTTGCGGTGTATGATAGTGGTTGAGCCTGAACAACTTTCGGATAAGCATCTTCTATAGTAAATATTGAAATCAATTCACCGGCAGTAGAGCCAATTTCAATCTCAGAGTTGTCCATTTTTTGAATGACGATTGTTCCGATATAATCGGCATAATAATTCAAATAGTTAGATTTTGGCGCTATGATATACTGTTGCCACATGTCAAAAAATGCCCGCTCAATCATTATGTTGGTGCACATGAAGGTAATATCTATTGTATCATATAGTGCGCCGTAAGGCATTTCACGAATTGTGCCGTACATTCTATGAGGCGTTGTTGCTATTCGTTTACCCGGAAGAGATGCTTCTACCGCCAACATTGATAGATTTCTGCTTCCTACTCCGGCTATTATTCCCTTTGGTATGGCATTAAAAGATCTTTCAGTTATAACTGAAATTGGAGGAATTATATTAACCAGATAGTTTGCCTTGAGCGATGGACCTCGACTAACATTTAGTAAAGATTTTAATTTGTTTATACTTGCCATCTATATAATTCCTAGTTTACAGTTTTACCATTTTTGCACTGTCTCGCCAAACCACAGATTCATTTTGCTTCATAAACTTTTGAGTCGGCAAAAATAGCGTCATGTTCCATTCGTCTCTAGGAACTCTGTAAAATGGCTTTGTTATTATGTGGTTTAATAAATATCTTTTCAAGCATGGTATGTGATACCGTAATGCAATGCTTGCCATTAAAATGCGCTTATTGACATTTATAATTGCGGCGTCCGTATCCTTAGAATAATCTTCAAATTTATATAACGCTTTCATAAATTGCGCTCTTTGTGTGGGTCTTAAGTAGTGCATGTTTAGACCCCAAAATCCATTACGTGTATTTTCTATAATGAAACATAATGGAAATTTATCATAGTATGGCAATTTATCTTTATATTTTGGAGAATATTGATACAGGTATAGCTCACCCAGTGTGTAATTTGAGGCAACTGTATTTACTTGAGTTATTCTATATGGTTTATCTTTTGGAAATAGGGATGCTATTTTTTTTCTATTCCATTCCAAAGACGCCAAAGTGCTGTTCTTTACAAACTGTGGATTTTTAGCATCCTTTAGAATTTCTGTTAGTATCTGGCTTCTTCTCATGTATATATTTATTCTAGGTGATTAGCTTTATTCCCATTGATTTTAAAGTATCTTCTGTCCATACCATAAATGTTGCGTTTCGTGTCATCGCCAACTTATTTGCGGCTTTCCATTTACATTGATTTTTAACAAACTCTAAACTTTCTTTTATATATCTTTTAGTTGCTTTTTTTGGCTTTTCGGGAGGCACCGTATATTTTTTTGGTTTTACTTCTATCCAGTAATTTTCGCCCGATTTAGTTTTAAATGTAAAGTCCACGAAATATCTATGTTCTTTATTATCGGTGGCGCATAAATATATAATAACAAGCTCTTCAGAAGACCATTCGATTATAGATGAATTATTGTCAAACCACATCATTAAAGCTAGTTCCCAAGATGAGCGGTAAAAGACATTGTTATAATTACCTATATATTTTGATGGATTCTTTAATTTAAATTTTCCTTGGTACATACATGTCAAAATTTTTAGACTTTTTGGGCGATCTTAAGGCATATGTTCCTAGTGGCTCAGATGCTCTGCAAATATTAATTGGAAGCCTAGCTGGAGGAATAACTGCAACCCCAAATAGTGGCGCATCTTTATTAACTGACGAAGTAGATCCGGCCGCCATAGGTCCATCATTCAGCAACAACTCCTTGTTGAACAGAATAGCAAAGCCAGAATCATACTACACAGACAAAGGAGTTGAATTCTACCCATCAGATTTATTTCAAGCCGGAAATGAGGCATACATTTTATTCTTTATGCGTGATTCGGTTTACTCTTCGGCGGCATTACTAAAGCGTATAGCATTATATATGCCCGCTTCTGTTGCGGTTAATTATGGCGCAGAATGGCAGCCCATTAATATGTTTATTACACAAGACCAACGGTCGGCACTAAAAAGTGAAGTTGGTGGTATGATAGATAGCACCTCTACAGAAGAGGCTCTTAATAGACTGACATCGCTACTTGCCGGAACCGGAGCAGAAGGATTTATGACTGCTGTAACTAAAAGTGTATCTCAAAGCATAATGAATGAGACTTCAATTGGCCAACAAGCCTCGGTCATAGCCGGAAAAACTGTTAACCCAATGACATCTCTTGCATTTAGAAATGTAAATTTAAGGCAGTTTAAATTTAGATTTGAATTGATGGCTAGAAGTGCAGAAGAAAGCGAAAGCATAAAGAATATAATTAGTATATTAAAGTACGGAATGCATCCTGCAAGCGTAAAAAATGTGACTATAGGCGGCGCATCAGATACAACAGTTAATAATTTGGCCGAAAAAACATTTTTAAATTATCCAAATACCTTTGATATATTTTTATTTTCACCATCTGCCGAATATCTGTTTCAAATTCAAAGGTCAGTTCTTTACGATATGATTGTTAACTACAATGGCCATGAAGGAGCCGTGGCATCATTCTTTAAAAAGACTGGTGCGCCAACAAATATAACACTAGAGCTTGCGTTTCAAGAAACAGAAATTCTCACACGAGACAGAGTAATGATGGGATACTAATATGAGACATTTTATTTATTATCCTAAAATAGAATACGGAAACAATTTAGCCGTAAACATAATGGTTCGTGCAAAAATACGAGACTTAGTTCTCAACAATACTGCAATATACTACAAATACACAATGGAAGATGGTGAAAGATATGACATTGTGGCACATAAGTATTATGGAAATTCTGATTACGTTTGGGCCATATTTTACGCAAATAATATACTAGATCCGATTGCTGATGCGCCAAAGGCACATAACGATTTTATATCATATATAAAGGTTAAGTATGGCAGTATACAGACGCCGAGTCAAACTATACACCACTACGAATATACGGACACATTGAGCAACAAAACATTTATAATAGATGGTGATACATATTATCAGTATCTTAGCGAGCTTGAACCAGAAACCCAATCATTTAAAAAAGTGCGGCCAGTAACTCAATTTGAGTATGAAGAAGAACTTAATGAGAGTAGAAGAAATATTGTCGTTTTAGATAAACAATATATTGGCAGTATAACTAATGAGCTTGAAAATATTTTTTCATAGTTATGGAAAAAATTAAAGGTGCATACGATTTTGTATTGAATTACCTCATTTTAACTTCACATGATGGAGTTGAGTATGATTTTTCGGGCCATTTAGTGGAGCTTAGGTATCACGAAAATATATTTTCTCCGGTAATATACGGAGAATTATCGGTAATAGACTCTGTTGATTATGCTAGTTTGTTACCAATACTGGGCGAAGAAAGATTGCAAGCATCATTTACTAGACCCGATGAGAAGTCAAAAACTGGAAAGCTATTACCGGCAATAACTTTTGATTTAGCTGTATATAAGCTACAGGGTAGATTAAATCAAAATGAGGGCTCCGGTAAAGCACAAACCTACACTCTTGGGTTTACATCTGATGTGGCATATACTAATTTTAGTAGCAGAGTGTATAAAAAATTTAGAGACATGAAATATTCAGATATGGTTAAAGTCGTACATTCTGAATATTTATCAGACGACGGCAGTAAAATTGAAATTGAAGAGACCGCAGGTGAATATTCATTTTATGCTCAACACATATCTCCGTTTGATTTAATTAAAAAATTAGCTCTTAGAAGTGTGTCTGATAATAAAAATGGCTACAGTTATGTCTTTTATCGTGATCGAGATGGGTATAAGTTTAAAACAATAAGTTCTATAGGTAAACAAGACCCATATTTGTCGATAGCATATTCACCTAAAAGTTTACCCGGAGAAAAAATAAACGAATTATACTCAATAAATGAGTATTCTGATGATATGACTATCGATACTTTAGATGCTGTGTCTAAAGGCGAGGCTAGTTCTGCCCTGTTAAGTGTTGATCCTGTACGAAGAAAATTTTATCTAAAGGCTTTTGATTTGAGAGGAGATGCGGGGTTTCAGCAACATCAAATACCACTCTTACAAGACTCAGACTGGAAAAAGTTTCCTCATATACATAAGCATAAACCATTCTTAGACAGTGGCAGACTTTTCGGAGACCCCAGAGCCAATTTAAAAATGGTCATAACAGATTTTGGTCACAAAGACACCAATTACATTTCAGAGCGTGACAGTGACGTATATGAATATGACCCCGAATATTATTTGTTGCAAACCGACTCACACTTCAAACAACTACAATCTAAGGTGCTATCAGTAGCAGTAACCGGACACCCAGGAGTAAAGGCGGGTTCAGTAATTAAATTTTACTTGCCTGAAGTTGTAGGCAGGGTTGGTGAAAAAGATAAAGAAGAACTTGACAGGTATCTTCAAGGTAACTACATAGTTACGCATGTTGTGCATATAATAACTAAAAATAAATATCAAATGAATCTTAAAATTATTAAAGATTCTTACTTTAATCAAATTAAATCTAGAAATCCAGTTAAAGAAAATAAAGGCGTTTTCTAATTGACTTTGATATGAATGCATAATATATTAGTGGCGAGAGTTAATTATATTATTATATATGGAAAAGACTACAGAACAAAAGCAAAAAACAAAACTAGAACTTGATGAGTTTGAGAGAGTAAATAAGAAGCTGAAAAAGCAGAGAAAAATGTTCGAGCAAGACCTTCAAATGGAAGAAATGCTTGAAGATGTAGATGAGTCTCTTTATCACATGATAAAGAATATCAAATGATGGTTGAGCAACCATGAAAATAGAGTTTGTTAAAGATTTAATACGTTGTAGACGAGATGATTTGCTATTGAACTTAAATTTTATTTTTAAGAATACTCGTGCGCAGATATATCCAGATTATGAAATGCGAGCACTAGAATGCGATGAGATTAAGCAATTTTTCACATCCTGCACTCATATAGAGTTGGAAATTGATTTACATAAAACTCCACCCCTAAAAATACAATCTATAAGGCATATGATTGAAACTATACATAATATGCAAGCTGAGTTTATTCATGTAAATGACCGCAATACTATTCAAATTAAAATAAAAACTAAATAGTCTTGCGAATATATTATCATAAAGTAATCTACTATGGCTCAATATAATAAAACTACAGCATCACTACTAGCCGATAGTAAAACTCTTTATGAAGTTGTCATGCTTGCCGATAAAGATGGCAACATTAGCAGCAGCAGCTCAGGCACTAACGTAGAGTTTTCCGGTGCATCTGCCGATGCTTTTGGTAGAGGTCGCATTAGTGAACCTTATACTCTAGGTGATTATAAGCATACTTATAAGAATTTAAATGATTTTAATGATTTATTAGTTAGCGGTGGCACAGTAACATATGCAACCAACGAAGCCAATTCGGTATTAAGCACCAACACAACGGCCACATCAAGAGTCGTTCATCAGACTAAGAGGTATCACCATTACCTACCCGGAAAAAGTCAACTAATTCTAACATCATTTAACTTTAATGCCAATTCTGTATCGTGTAAGAAAAGAATTGGATATTATGATGATAAAAATGGCGTATTTTTCGAGAGAGAAGTAAACGCAAGCGGACAAGTTTCACTAAAGTTTGTGATGCGGTCTTATGTGACTGGCGTAGCGGTAGATGTATCTGCGGCACAGAGCACCTGGAGCCTCGATAAGTGCGATGGCACAGGCCCATCTGATTTCAATATTGATACTACTAAGACTCAATTATTTTTTGCCGACTTTCAATGGTTGGGCGTTGGTAGAGTTCGGTGTGGCTTTGTGCATAACGGTAAAGTAGTAGTGGCTCATGAGTTTACCCACTCAAACACATCTGAGAAGGTTTACTGGTCAAATCCGAATCTGCCAGTTAGAAGCGAAATTTTAAATACTGCCGAAAACTCTGGCGCTACGATGCAGCACATATGCTCAAGCGTAATGTCAGAGGGTGGTTATATTGAGGCGGGCACAGATTTTGAGATACAAAATACAACAGCGATACCCACAATACTACCCGGAACCACCTGGACTCCAATTATAGCCGTGAGATTAAAAAACACATTTAATGGTTACGACAATCGAGTATTATTTAAATCTGAAAATGTTTCGGTTTTCGCCGATTTGAAGTCAATAGCGTATAAGATTGGTAAAGTTCCTACTTCAGCATCCCTATCCGGCACATTAACCTGGACCTCGGCTGGCACAGATTCGGCATGTGAATATGCCTTAAATGCAACTGGCGTCACCTTTGCAGACTTCGTTTCGTTTGGTGGTGGGTTTGTTGCCGCTGGCGTATCAACCGGAAGCGCATCATCCTCAACCCCAAGTTCACTTTCAGAGTCAAAAAGAAATTTCATATCTCAGAATTACGATTCGACTAATTCTGAGGTTTTTGTTATATTGGCTAGAACATTAGCTAATGGTGCTAATGATTCGGCTAATGTGTGGGCATCTTTACAATGGAAAGAAATAATCTAACTTCAATATATTCAGACTCAATTAAGCTACTAGATGATGGCGCATCAGTATATTTCACTAAAAAATCGAATTCAGAAAATAAAATAATAATAGAGCATTCAGAGCTATCGTTTTTATTAGATTTTTTTGATTACGTTCTGAGTAATTATACTAATAATGAAATTAGTGTAATCAAATTAAAAAATAGAACTAAACTTGTTCTTTATGTCAGCAATTGAGACTCTTCTATCTGGCAAAAGACTTCCCAAATTTGCTAATCGAAATGATACAATAACCTTTGCATCGTATTCAGAATATGCCGCTGGTGTGCTATTAGAAAAATATATACCAGGTTATGAGCTTAAGATGGGCACCACATTTCAGGTACCCATAGGCCACAATAAAACCTGCGATTTTTTGGTTAATGGTGTATTTGTTGAGTATCATCCGTGTAACATTCAGCATGAATTTGAAGATAGGCAGGCACTAAGACAATTTTATCAAGCCTTGCGGCATGTTAAATCTCCGTTTAGAGAGCAAATTGTATCTGCAATAACTGACGAGTTAAGTGAAAAATATTATCGTCGCAGAAAATTTTTAATTAGTATGCACGGAGGCAAAGACTCTGAACTAATTGTGGCTAGAAGCGCAGTAGATTTGTATCGTAATGTAATTAGAAGATTTTCTGAGTCTGCTCCAAAAGAGTCGGAGTTTATACGAGAATTTAAAAAATTGAGTAACGAAAAAACAATAGTATTTTGATATAAATATCGGTACTTATGAAACCTGAAGTATTCTTGTTTGCTAAAAAAATAATATTTAAAGAATCTGTCACCTTTGAAGATAGATTGGCCATCAGAGACGAGCTTCAATACTTATTTGTCAATTGCATATTCTCTTTCAATAGCGACAATGATTTAATTATACGAGGTGTGTAGAAATGTTCAAGCGTGAGGTGATAACTACTTCTCAAGCAAAATTACCAAATTATGCATCAATACAATTATCAGAAACTTCTGAATCAATAATAGAAACATCTCCGTCATTTAAAAAATTAAAAATTCTCATTAATAGCACAATAGGCTACAGCGAACACTCAGAAGAGTTTTCAAAAATAAGGAGATTTGACCACTCAGTTTATGCCGCAAAACAGGCTCATCTGCTACCTTCAGCCAAATTAACCGACTATGAAAAGATGTGCCTTGAGCTTGCGCTCTTATTGCACGATGTCGGCCACGCTCTAGGCTCACATACAATTGATAAATTATATCATGCGATGTCTGAAAATAAAAATACTGCTACTCCAGATATCTCGGCGTATGGCTACTCAAAACATGATTATCACGAGTACCACACATCTAAACTGGTGGCCTCGACAGAGTATAAAACACTATTCTCAAATGACCAACTTCTGTCAGATGTTCTTGCCATATTAGCCTTTGAAGATATTCGGAGCCAAGCCGATAAAGACAAAGACTATCAATTTAAAATTAGACCATCATTATCTGGCGACCAAATAAAAATGCTATATACCTTAAAAGATTGGCTAGACCGGCTATCTTATCTTGAGTTAGAATATTTAAATTGCAGAGATTTCTCTGACCAAGATAAGCAAAATGCAATAGCAGCATTTGAGCGATTTAGAAGCTCTATAGAAATAAAAAACAATACTGCCGTTATACGACAAAAAAGACGACCGCCTGAAGCTATGTTGATAACTCAATATGATGCTGATATAGACGAGTCTCCGGCGGTAGAGATTATTAGACTTAGAGAGCAATTATTTAATAGAAGTGTTTATCATCCCCTCTCTGCCGCATATGATGAATATATCATGAGGGGCACTAGAGTTCATGATGCGACATACTCTAGTGTAAGACGGGCTCTGTCAGAGTCGCCCATGTCTATATTTTCACCTGAAGTATATAGAACCCTGACACATCAATCAAGATATTGCCTCAGTCGAGAATTGGTGCCTTTAGTCACAATAGACCATTATTTCTTAACTAGCCGCGGACAACTAGCATTTCAACCTTACGGCGCATGTGATTTTAGACAATTTACTCAATTGATCTGTGCGGAAAATAAATATCTAGCCTCTTTCGGAGAACTACTATTAAATGATAGAATATCTAAAGAGCTTTCTAGGCCAACAGAGCTTTATGTATTAAAAGTAAAGAGGCCCACTAAAACATTCACCTATGACACGATAGACGATAGCGGCATAATTAAACCTATGACCCAAAGAGTTAACGACACAAATAATTTTTCTGTTATTGTAGCATTAAAACTGCTACGCCAACAGCAAGTTCCGGCATTAATTGAGTTGTCTAAAGATATAGTAGAAAGCGAATTTAAAAAGCGGGGTTGGGTCTACGGCGAATTAAATTTTCAACACTTATATAATCCAAATATATTTACCGAAAAATAATTAATCTAAACTTAAATTATTTTCTTTCAATAATTGCCACAAGTTAGTTCTAATTTTATCATAGGCATCTTTAACTTCTTCAGATAAGTCACAATTATATTTAATTTGCTCTCTCAGCATATTGTTTAATTCATAAAGAACTAATTTATAGTCCCGTCCGTGGCGCATATCTTCAATCTCTTGCACCTGCTCAAAGTTTTCTGTGTCGTAAATTAATTTAAATATCGCTTTCATAATTGCAAAATATACTAAAAATTAAAAGAATTATCCAAAGTATAATAACTAAAGAAAAAATGAGTTTCATATATTAAAATGCCAAATAACATAAAAATAATATTAACACATTACAAAAAGTATCGCCGACAGATGATTGACCCTCTTCTTTACGCTTACAATCAGATGATGCCCAGGCTAAAAGTATTATCCAGAATATTAAGGTCCAGCCAAAGAATAAATTAAAAACAAATATCGAAATACTATTTTTTACATTTCTTGTAGATGCAATAATAAATGGCAAAAAATAAAGTAATACTATAAATATGCCAATGTGCATAAAGAATTCAGTGATTCCCATGCTAATCATGTCAGGTATAAATGTATATATTGTTTTTTCAGTATTCATAATTTTAATTTATATCACAAAAGCATAATCATGTCAACAGAGTTATTAATACACAAATTAGTATTTGAATATGACAAATATACTCTATTAAAAATAAAGTCTAATAAAATACCACAAGACTCTTTAAAATCGGCCATGATAACAGATATTCCGGGGTTTGAGCAGAGATGCACAATAATGGCTTGGCATCTTGCATATCAGGAATATTGTAGCACAAGCGATGATAAATCATACTCATCTTTTATAACAAATTGTGTTGGCACAATAGATGGCTTAAAGCTATACAGCAAAGCATTTGATGAAATTCACTCAATATTAGACAAAGATTTAACTATAGCTAAACTAATAGAGTTTCAGGCATCATAATTAGTCTGCTGAAGTTCTTTGAATGTCTTCAATAGTTTAGTAGCATCTTCAATACACTCAGCAACATTCAGGTCAAGAGCCTCAACCGCATCAGATACCGACTCACCAACAAACTCAAAGTATTCAACAATATACCTAACTTCAATGGCAGTAAGATACTTAATATCGGCTTTTTCTATATAGTAGTCAACATCAACTGTACTTTCAATAAAATTCATATGCGTCTCCTCACTTTATTGTTTATGTATACCACAATAGCCTAAACATGTCAATAGTATTTTAATCTTTAGTCTCAGGAGGCTCAGGTAGCGGCATCCAGTGAGTGATCTCATCAGACCAACCCGCATGTTCATAGGTGCACTTCGACACTTGTAACTGCGGCGAGAGCCAATTGCCCGCAACAACCCCATTATGAACCGCGACTGCCCAAAATGTGCCAATATTTTTACCAGCGATCACGACCGCTCCTATCTCAGGCAGCCTATCTTTCACGCTAATCCAACTAATTTCTCCTTCTTCAGCCTTTTCTGGTGTTTGATTTATCATATATTATAACTTATATTCTTCAACTTTATTATTTTTATGAATTAAATTCTTCTCGGCCTCCCAAGATGACATTAAATTATTCTGAACGTGATGATAAACCTCTTCTATGCTTATAGGTCTATAGCCCCAACAATCAACACCAACGTCAAATGATAGCCCATAAGAACCCATATTGCCATGAGCATGACCAAATAAATGAAAACAATTTCTAGGTCTATGCACCCAAGTTCTGTGGGCATAATGAGATAAAAATATTCTAACCTTATTATCAAATACCTTAGTGGTTATTAAATGCGTATCTTTAATAAAATTAAATCTATTGGCAATATATTCTAAATTCGTGTCGTGATTGCCTTTAATTAAATTAATTTGTCCAGATAATCTATTAGATATCCGCTTCATTCGATTAATGTCTTTAGTATGACCAAAATCGCCAAGATGATATACAACATCACCTTTTCTTACAATAGAGTTCCAGTTGTGTATTAGTCCCTCGTCATGCTCGTCTATATTATTAAATGGTCTATTACAATATTTTATTATTGCAGAGTGTCCGAAATGTGTGTCAGAAATAAAATAAATCATATCACCTTGATTTTATTAACATTGTCTGAGTTGCTTGTTTTTTATTAGAAATAAAATGTTCTATCACCTCAAACCTAGAACCAATATAGTCTCTAAGCTCAGGCATTGACCACTCTCTAACATGAGATTGATTCTTAGGTGGTCCGTTGTGTCCTGATTTCAATAAATCTCTATCTGGAGTTGATAATACCGCAAACTTTGGCTTACAATTTTCAATTAAATTCAAGAGAGAGTCTGGGTCTACAATATGTTCAATAACATCAGCGGCTATAATTAAATCATAACCTAGAGTAGAAGCAGAAAAATCGGAACTCCAGTTTCTATCAGGATACCTCTCTCTCAACCACTTCACAGTTTCTTCAACATCAATACCCAAGGTATCTCGATCTGAAAAATTATTAAGTAGTTTATATGCAGATCCTGTTCCTATATCTAATATTTTTGTAAACTTATTCTCGTCGGCAATTCTTTTTGCAAACTCATAGACCTCTCTTTGCCACTTGTCAGTATTCTTAGTATCATTAAAATATTTGTTATTTAACCTATGTATGTAATTTTCTTTTATTGAGTAGGTTTTTATCATAGTATATGTTATATATATCAAACAAATGTTAGATCCGCATAACACTTGTTAAAAAAACTTGCTACTTTATGTGTATATAAAATTATATATAAATAGCCAAAAGTGAGGTGTTATGTCAATACACGATAGTATATGTTCTAAAGGTTATCATCAATCTCTAAAAGAGCATTATCGTGTTGTTTTCCGAGTTTTCTGAGTCCTATACCATAACCCTCTAGGAACTCTTTTTCTTCTCCTTTATTAGCCGCTGTTATCCTAGCTTCATTAAAGAACTTTATACTTACAGCATGTGTAACCCTATTCTCTGGAACTATTTGGTGTCCCCAGAGTTTAAATGCGTAATCTAATACTTTATCTATGTCCATGTTATGTGTGTCTCCTTTATCCGTGTTGAAAATGGTGGGACCACTTGGACTTGAACCAAGGACCTACTGGTTATGAGCCAGCCGCTCTGACCTACTGAGCTATAGCCCCAAATTAAATCTACTATACTACAACTTGCTTCTGGAGTCAATGTATTTTGTAGTTGTACTCTAAAAAGTGCCTCTGTAGGTATCTGAAATCACTATACAAAAAAATGCTAAAATGGCTTTAAATGCGCTTTTTTCTCAAAACCTTGGGTCAGATACACACAAACTACATTAAAATTGACTTAAATTGGACAAAAAGTGAGCAAAATCACTCACTTATTGACCAAAAACCACTAAAATTACTTCAAATACGCTGGACCATATGGAGTCAAATATTTTAGTCCATTATAGTCATCTGCAATATTACCTCTAGCGTGTTTAGCCGGAGCTGACCAACTTGCAGGTTTCAATACGTCTCCGGTAGTCTTATCTACGAAGCACCACACAGAGTTTCCTACTACAATCTTAGAGTATCTCTTACCTTCTGTTAGCGTAATCTCTTGGAATACATTAACACGACTCTGATGTTCATTAAGCATCTTAACTACACCAGCAAAGAATGTCGGGAACTTTTCATCAAATGTCATTGTGTCCATGTCTCTTATCTCCGTGTTGTGTTTGAGAGTCTATCTCTCACATTATAGGAATAGCATAGCACACTATATGAGTCACGTCAATATATTTTTACATAAAAATATATTTTTTTAGTGGTTGACAAGTATATTTGTTTATGGTATTCTACATCAAACGGACTTTTGGTGGACAAGGAATATCCAAAAAATGTCCAGAGTTTCTGAACATTCCCGGCAAAAATTATAAACTTAAGTACGGACCTGTTACTGAGTATCCGTCGTTAGTTAGTTTATAAAATACTACTTGTCCGGTCTTTAGGTTTACTTGTATAATGTTACCATTAAGTACTGCAAGTTCAGCATTACTTGAAAATGTGGCCAGGATTCCTCCAGATGCCAATCTAAGTTCCACTGAATTTGATGAGTTTACCACTACAAATCGTCCGGTGTGTATCTTTTCCATGTTTTTTGTTCTCCTTTAATAAAAACACTATCACACTTTTAAATTATATGCAAGAATAACATTTAACGTTAACCTAAATACTTTACAATTAACTCTTTATGTTAATACCATGAAATGTCACTGGAAACACTGTTCTAACTTAGCAATAACTAAAGGTAAGTATTGCTCAACCACCTGCAAGAATAAGTTTCACGTAACCAAACACCGCAAGGACATCAAACGGAAAGCCGTGGAATACCTCGGAGGCGCATGTTCTCTCTGCGGGTATAGTAGGTGCATCTCTGCGCTAGAGTTTCACCATAAAGACCCCAAAGAAAAGGACTTCAATATATCAAAGTCTTTAAAATCTTTTGAGACTATTAAGATTGAGTTAGATAAGTGTGTTTTGGTGTGTGCAAACTGTCACCGGGAAATACACCAAGAAAAAGAACCGATATTTTAAGTGCTCGGTTCCACACACTTTTAACAAGGAGATGACACGAAACTTTTAAAATGGCTCCGGCGGTTGGACTCGAACCAACGACATCAAAGTTAACAGCTTTGCGCTTCTACCAACTGAGCTACACCGGAATGGTATCTCTTTACTCTCACTCTCTCTTTCTGAGGCGGCGAAACTCTAACCCGTAGTTGAGCTATATCAGCACATAGATTGAGCGATAAACTGCACCAAATGAGCTATAAAACCGGATCAAATGGGCGATAAAAAGTGGGAACCAGTTAGAACTTAGAGAGAGACAGCTCTTTGCTCTATTTTTTATAACTGCGCCTGGTTCCCGCCGCACAGTGTTTTGTGTAACAAACTACCAAGAGATATGAGACAAGTAGTTTATTACATTATATCATAATATTACATTCATGTCAATAGCAGATGATGAAATATTTTCATTTGTTGTCAATTCATTCACCATAGGAGTCGGATCTATCATACAACTAAAGTTATACTGACCACGTTGAGCCTTGAACTCTTTGTTCACAAAGATCCAGGTAAGCTCATTATACTCACACTTACCACTGCTTATCAGTGACAGCAATTGCTTACGAGAAACAATTGTACCATAAGTATTAATAATATAGCTAACCAACGCCTTACGTCGATCCCGATTTCTACCCCACTTTGCGTTCTCATTATATATCATAACATTCTCACTTACATTATACTATTTTATACTAAAAGTCAATACCCTTCTCTAAAATAAATTCACCCTCTTTACCTCGAATAACCTTAGAAAACTTTATTGCAGTCTCATATCGGTCATTCTTGTCTCCTAGGCCGGTAAGAAGTACCTTTCCGGTAAGGGTATCACCAAAATTTGCATTTGAGATTTTATTAGACGATGATGAAAGATATACTGCTCCGTATGTCGGATCTACTACAACTAAACTCTTAACCGTGATGCTTCTATAGTGTGATATAGGAACTAACTTACTTTTAGTCGAAACCACCTTTGCTCCAGTCAATGCAACTTTTACCTGCTTACCTTGTCTTAAGTGTTCTTCTACCATTTGATTGTTTATCATACTATTGTCTCTCCTGTGTTATGTTTGAGAGGTTTAATTCTCATTATAGGACTACTATAGCACACTTTTTATATTTTGAAAAGATTTTTTTTCACTTTTTTTCACTTTTTTTCACTTTTTAGGTGTCTTCGTGTATATATACTATAGACAAAAATATCAGCTCAATATGATATCTTTAGGAGGGGCTTCAGGCATCTCTGAACTCCGTAGAGTACAAGTCAATTCATCTACGGTAACTGCGCTGACAGGAATATTGATAAACGAGGAGGCTCTGTTGAATAAAAAATTGCAACCTCCGGAAGTGTTAATGCTATAAAATTAACAATAAACTTCTCCGTTAGAATCGAAAGTCCACGTAAAGGAGTACCGCTAACCGCTTCTACCTTTTTTTAAAGGTTGTGTTTATAGTCTATTCTATAACTTTTCTCTTGGATAGGAAAGTTCTATTCTAAATCCCAGATGTAAATTTAATATCTAAAAAATATTAATATTAAAAAATAATCCGTAGAGAAAACGAGCCGAAGGCTCGTTTGAACGAGGATTTCAGCGAAGCTGAAATGCTCGTTCCTTTATAGAAGTTTTATAAAAAGAAATAATCCACAATCAAATATAAAATCAGGATAAAAATTAAATCTTCTATTCCAGATTTAAATTCTTTAATAGATTTCTTTTTATACTTTTCTTTATGAATACTCTTATGATAGGTTTCTAAACAAGTTTTAAGTTCTTTAGGTCCCATAAAAAGTTATATCCTATGAAAAATCTTATCCAAGATATCCTGTAGAGTTTCTATCCTGTACGTCCGGCCTAAAAAGATGATTTAATTAATTTGCTCTGAGTCGCATTTTACGGCTCCTAGTAAGAGTTCTTTTGCTCTCATAAAAGATTCTACTGTATACTTACCTGCCATCATTTCCTTTCTAGCTATTTCAATACATCTTAAACAAGATGATGCATCAAACTTTCCGTGTATCTTTTCAAAGGTTTCAATTAGGTCAATAAATCTTTCCATCTTATCATTCATATAAACATTAATCTCCTACTGCATTATCATAACAATCTACTCCGATTGACCGGAGATTCCTGGCAATTGCTTCTGCTTGTGATAGTGCTATTCCGTCAGCATTATCGTATCCTATGTAAGCTGCTCTACCATATGTACCATAGGCTTTGCTTAAATATCTTATTCCACAGGCTTCCAGAGCTTTTTTAAAGGCATTTAAAGTCTCTTTATTAGAACCTAAAGATAGGCATACATAAGCTCTACCACACCCGGACCTATTTCCGGAACTAGTCACCATAAGTCCCTTTTGTATTTCTCGAATCATTTCGTTTGTTGTTGCCATACATTAGTCTCCTTTAAAGTATGTTTGTTACATTTACCTCGAATAGTGTTGCGCCATAATTTTGACCCTTTTGGCACACAAGTTTCGCCGTGTGGATAATAGAATCTGATCCTAGATGTTTGTTGTGTCCCTCTAAAACAGATTGGTTGAATTGTGTTACAAAAGTCTCAAGGTTTTGTTTTGTTGCACGATGGCTCCAGGCGGTCTGCCATTTGTATCCACCTTGATCTACTACTTCCAATCTATATTTTGGTGTAACTGAGCGTCCCATATCTCTTGTCTCCTTTTGTTTTGTTGAGTGTAAGGCTTATCTCTTTACCTTACACTCAACACTATACTACAAAATTATATTTTTGTCAAGTCTTTTTTTGCTTCAGGAAACTTTAGACCGAAATCCTCAATCATAATGTCCCGAATGTTTTCACGATCAATAGAGTCGGCAGCGAAATCATAGTTCTCCCGACTGAGAAGTTTTTCCAGAGCCCAAATCACATGATTCACGTTTGCACCCATCGGATAAATGCCGTCTTTACCGTAAAACTCAAGAACGTACTGAATGAATCCTTCGTGAGCCTCATCAATTGGTTGTTCATCATGATACCACATACTTTTATCTCCTTGTTGGTTTGAGAGTTTATCTCTCATTATAGGACTACTATACTACAAAAATATAATTTTGTCAATTATATTTTTATATTTTTTTATAGAATCCTGTTTTATTAAGACACTATCACTATCATAGGATAGGATAAAATGCAGGATAAATTGAATAGGATATTTTTTAATCTCCTGAAAAAAAAAGACTCCGGCCTAAAAGCCGGAGTCTTTTAAAACTACTTCACATTTCTAAACTTATATTCGGCACTTGCATGATGCCTATTCTCATATAAGTTGGTGCCATTAACTGTATGAGTAGCACCAACTTTATAATAGTGGTAATCGGAATCGAGTACCTCAACATTCACCGAAGAGTTCCAGCCACACCCATTAAGTTTTCTGCTCTTACTCAATACCTTTACGGTGGCTCCTTCCTTATCGTAGAAGTTACTCAGGAAATACGTGGCTCCTACCTGTATCTCACTGTGTCGTTTTGCTATCCTAGCTCTCAATGCTTTCATGTCGAATCTCATGATACTATCTCCTTGTCTTACGGTTAGACTTGCGTACAATCTTAGCGGCCTGGAGCCTCTGGCTCTCTTCTGGAGTATTCATGAATCCACCAAACATCTCCAGAGCTTTGATCATGTTATTGAGTTCCCAGGGTGCTCTGTTTCCGATTATTTTCTTAGCCTCTTCTAATGTCATAGTGTCTCTCCTATGTGAGCTTGATTGCTCATTATGTTATCACTATACCTTAAAAATATAGTTTTGTCAATATATTTTTCCTACAAAGTAGCAATAACTTCCGGCTCAATTAACTTATCAAGCTCCGGCTTAACCTTAGTAAACCATTGGATTAACTTGGTTACACAATCATCAATAGACTTGGTGGAACTAACCTTGCGGAACTTAATTCCGTGCCGTCTCTGCATATAATGACAAGTAATCTGCTCAAAGCTAACTTTGTCCATATCGACTGGACGACCGAAACCATCCATCAAGTGCATCATGAACTTCATGTGAACCGGAGAATTATCTGCTATTCCGTACAGAGGGCTTACATCATGCACCATTATGAAAATATCCGATGTACTTAGTCCGAACTTCTCTGAGCGAGCCACAACCTTATACTTGTCGCCGAGAATAGAACGTAATTCTTCTCGAATCCGGTGTGCTGCTAGTGTAGACTCTACTTCTGCATATTGCTTTAATGATGCTGCCATGTTAGTATATCTCCTTGTCTCTAGTATGAGCTTGATGCTCATTATGTTATCACTATACCTTAAAAATATAATTTTGTCAATATATTTTTTTATAGATAATAATTATGGATTGTCATTCTATCAGCCGGAACTTTAAGCATCTCTGATGCTAACTGATACAATTCTTTCACGCTTATCAGGAGTTCCCCTTCGTCTGTGAAACGATATTCTCCGTACTCGTTTCGTTGGTCGATGTATATGTCCCATGTGTAAAAATTAAAATCATCATTCCCGCAAACTGTTAGCTGTTTCATAGTGTGTCTCTCTCTTATGTGAGCTTGATTGCTCAGTATAGGATTACTATATCACAGGACATATTCTAAGTCAATATATTTTTTCGCAAAAATATATTTTTTTAATGCTTGACAAAATTATTTTTTTGTGGTATTCTACATCAAACGAACTTTGCTCGGAGAACCAGGATATCCGTGATAGTGCATATCCATGATAGTGTCCGAAAAAACCAGGGAGTTTTATCTCCCTGGTTTTTAGTGCTTACTCTTTATTGGATACGCTATCGTTATTCGACTGCTCGTCCGAGGTTTCTTCATCTTCTTCAACCTCATACCAGTCATGGATATTAAACATATCAACCAAGTGACTCGGAACTATGCCGTCAATATCATGAGAGAAACCATCATAGCATTCATCGTATCCATCTTCCCATGAACCAACAAATCCCACACCAGGTTCAAAGTAATATGCTGATATGCTGAAACCTAACTCTAATAGCTTCTCGTAAAACTCAATAGGGGGACTCCAGGCAGTCTCAAATTGTAGCCTGATGCTAATATCAGTCTTTTCTTCAATATAGTTTCCGTCTGACTCAGTTACGTCCCACTTAGTTCCCCAGTTAGCGTTGCACCAACCATACCAAGCGCCGGACTGGTCATACCCTTCTGGAAGAGGAAGAAACTCTGAAAATAGTCCGTGGTCATCTTCACGTTTGAATCCAGACTCGATTCGATTAATCATAGCCGGATCATCGTGTGTGAATGTTACTGTATTAAAGCACCAATTTGGCATAGTTATCTCCTTGTCTCGATTGAGCTTGATTGCTCATTATGGAACTACTATACTACAAAATTATATTTTTGTCAATATATTTTATTGAGGTGGGGAACTTTTATTCCCCACCTTTTTTATTTACTGAGCCGCTATCTTGTATCGTACAGCATCAGATACAAGAAATGCAGCGGTGCGGTCGTGTCCACCAATATTCCATCGAGTAATCTGCTCAGTCGGAGTTCCCTCTTCTCCGAGGTAACTCTTTCCGTTCTTCCAATTGTATATCGTAGCAACAAGGGTTTCTCCGGTATCGGTGTTAATTTTCAATGTCCATTCCGCATCTGTTTTGTAGTCGTATCCGGCCATAGGTTCTCCGAATAATTCTACTAAAGTCTCATATTGGGTATTGACGAAACCAACCAGGGAAGTTCCGTTAACTTCATCAAAATTATCCAGTTTTGTGATTTTCTCTATTGCCATATCTCTTATCTCCTTGGTGAGCTTAATTGATCATTATGTTACCAATATACACCAAAAATATATTTCCGTCAATATATTTTTTATTCATCCGATAAAATTAGCTTCTCATCAAATACTTCCTCGTACATCTCAATCAATTCTTTATCCTCTAAACTCTCGATTCCTGTCATACCGTAGCGGAATATTCCTTCAATAAATTGATCCCTAGCTTTGGCGTCATCATATATGCATTCCAGCTTATATTCAATAATTTCTGTAATGGCGTCTTCTCGACTCAAGTATGCTTCATCTCTTTCATTGTCCATTTCATATCTCCTTGTTTTGTGTGAGAGTTAATCTCTCATTATAGGACTACTATACTACAAAAATATAATTTTGTCAATACTATTTTTATATTTTTTTTTATAGAATCCTGTTTTACTCGGACACTATCACTATCATCGGATATTTGAAGGATATTTTTTTAATATCCTAAAAAGAGGCTCCGACCTATTCAGATCGGAGCCTCTTACCTCTTACCAACTGGAAGAGTAATAGAAATCACAATGGTCATACTCAGACTCAAGTAACGGACTAAGCATCTCTATAGTGTACTCTAAATCATTAAAATAGTGTTCGTCATACTCAGTGCTTCCGAAGAAGAATCCGTCTTCTGTTGGAAGTAGTGAAGGAGCTAAATTCCGGTGCTTTAGTACATCTCGACATATCGCAAGAAGGTTTCTAATGTCATCGCGACTAACATTAACGGATTGACAATCATCGTGTCCGCTCTGAAGATTATCCACGAACCACTTGTGGATTTGATTAGCCTTTCTCCATTTTACTAAAACAGCTTTCAGCGTAAAAAAAGTATCCTTCTTAAAAGCTGGCGGAACTAACGGAAGATTTTTTATTGCATCAATCGAGTTCCTCATTTTATTTTTGAACTCCACATCGTCTCCGAATTGTGCATCATACTCAGAAAAGGTAACACTAGCTTTTAGGTACATATCGAGTCCCATATCTCTTATCTCCTTGTCTCTCTTGAGCTTGATTGCTCATTTTTATTATAGGAACATATTACCACAAAATCTCAGAATTGTCAATTATATTTTTTCAGAAAAATATATTTTTTTGTCTCTTGACAATCCTGAGAAAGTATGATATACTACTTACTTCTAATCGCTCTCAGGAATTCCCGGTGTCGCTTCTCCGCTTCACTAGGATTATCCTTCTTATCGATGCTCTGCTCATACCGGATCATTTTATTGATTAGTGATAGTGCTATATCCTTAGAGCTTCTGTCCAAATTTGCTGGTTTCTTATTCATAATCATATCTCCTTTACTTTCAGGAAGGGGGAGCTATTTCTCCCCCTTCCCATCTAATCTTCTTAGAACGGATTTGACCAATTATAGGCTTGATTGTCTGATACTTGGCCATCTTTGTTGAGCGAGTCAACAAAATTGTTGAACATCTCCCGCTTCATAACGGAGTCTCCCTTTGCGGCAGGATTATACTTCTTGTGCTCTAACCAAAGCTCGGAAAACATTACCAGGACCTGTTTCTTGTTTAATTTTTTTCTCATACATATCTCCTTTATGTTTAGAGTTATCTCTTACTCTTTATAGGAACAGTATAACAGATACTTGATGATTAGTCAAGCATCTATTTTATTTTTTTTTTTACAATTTAAGGAACGTATAGGTACAGACATCTCCACCTAATCCGGTGTTGGCATCGTTAGTCCATGAGAAGTAAGCATCGTCCTCGATATTGATACAAGCTCCTACCTCATACTCCTGAAGGTATGCATCAATAGCCTCGGCTTCACCATCTTGCAGTCCACTTGCATCTCCGTACATGAGGTAGCAAGCCCAGTACATCGGTAATGTTAATTCGACCATATCTCTTTGTTCCATATATTGTCTCCTTATATGAACATCTTTAATTGTTAGATGACAAGCATACCACAACCGGATATGCTTGTCAATATATTTTTTTACTTAAACAGTCCTTGGTAAGTATAATCTCCATTGTGCTCGATGCCGTACATATCACACAATTTTCCAACAACGGCACGAAGCAATTCGTTAGAGGTAACAGCCGGATGTCCACCTTGTGTCTGAGATACCTCGCTTGACCATCTCGCCAAGGTATTAGCTACAGCGACAGGATTGCAAGCTGATTGAAGGAATTCGACGTTCTCTTTAGTTAGTTCCATGTTTGTCTCTCCATGTTTTGTTTGAGAGCTTATCTCTCATTATAGGACTACTATATCATATCAGATGCATCACGTCAATATATTTTTGCAGAAAAATATATTTTTTTAATTCTTGACAAAAAATAAAATCCATGTTATACTACATCAAAGAGGATTTTTTAGGATAAAAATAATTATTTTTTTCTCTTGACAAAAATATATTTTTGTGGTATTCTACATCAAAGGGACATAGCCTGGATATAGGAGTGCTCCGTGATAGTGTATACCCATGATAGTGATAGTGTCCGATGATAGTGAATCTCCACTCAATCTTATTTTAATTGAGTGGAGATTCTTTTCTTAACCAATAAGAACTACTGATTTACATTCTGTCTCAGTATCATCTGGATCTTCTACTACCTTACACATCCGGTGATATCCAGAGTATTCAACCATGCCGAGGTCAACGGAAGATACTTTTGGAGCTACTTGTGTGCGCCAGTAGTCTCCGCTGCTATACTGGAAGTGTACCTCTGCATCAGCCGGAAGTTGAGATAATTCTACAATTAGGTCGTGGACTTTCATGTTATTGCCTCCAGTCGTTAGTTATTTTATTGAGTATCGCAGCTCCATGAGTGCGGATAAGATGCTGAGTAAACTCGATTACCTCTCGCGGAAAGTATTCTGGATTATCGAATCCAAAATTGCCGTTGTCATACATTATCGGATAATCGCAGAACCATCCATCATCGAGACACCAATATCCGGTGCCGTTGTCTCTGGTTACTCGTCTGAGGGTATAGTCACTCCACTTGGCTACTGTTATCTCTTTCATGTTGTCTCTCCATGTTTTGTTTGAGAGCTTATCTCTCATTATAGGACTACTATATCACAACCAATAGTTCCCGTCAATATATTTTATTAAAATAAATTATTTTTTTTTATTATTTTTTATCTTGACAAAATTATTTTTTTGTGGTATAATAGAGGTAGCACAGGAAAGCCAGGAGTTGTCCGGCTGTCCTTGTGTTCCTAGTAGTTTTTTGCTGTTTGCAAAAATGTATTATTGGTATTATAAAGGTATTCTATACTTTATATCCCTAGCCAATCCTTATTCCATATATGATAGTGATAGTGTCCGATGATAGTGAAAATCCCAGACCCTGACTCTTTTGAACCAGGACCTGGGATTCTTTTGTTACTCGTCTGATAGTATTATATCATCATAGCTAAAACGTAGGCTTAACTCTCTCTTAATGTCTGCCGGAGAGTAGTTATAGTATCCGGTGTGGCCAGTGAGTAGTATTTGTTTGAGGTACTCTAGATCACCACACTCCAGATCATCTTCCAGTAGCATCTCTAGTGCTTCAGCTATTGATACTCTTAAAACATCGTTAGTGTCTAATTGATTGTCCATGTTTGTGTCTCCTTATTTGTTTGTGTAGTCAAGTATTACGTTCTTGGTCCATTCGATTATACCGGCCGGGAACCATTCTGGATTATCAAATCCGAACTTGCCGGAATCATACAGTATTGGGTAATCGCATACCCAACCATCATCTAGTTTCCAGTAGCCAGTTCCGTTGTCTCTGGTTACTCTGGTTATAGTATAGTCACCCATATAAGCGATCATCTGTTCTATCATGATTAAATATCTCCTTGAATTATATAAGGGTAAATCTCTTATTGTAGGATTACTATATCACAACCAATAGTTCCCGTCAATATATTTTATTAAAATAAATTATTTTTTTTTTTATTATTTTTTATCTTGACAAAATTATTTTTTTGTGGTATACTACATCAAAGGGACTTTTCTTGGAACAACGGGACATTATTCCGTGATAGTGAACTCCATTCTTTTTACTTTAAGAGCAGGAAGGAATTGTTAATCCCTTCCTGCTCTATCGAATTAGAACTCCTTACTTTGCATGAAAGCCTCGAACTCTTGGCGACTAATCATCTTCAGGTCGACGGCGACTTCCGCATTGATGGTGTGACACTCTTCTTGGATAACTGGATGCCATAGGCTGGATATCTTTGATCCTGGTTCGTAGTTATCTCTTGCCCATTGTTTGAACTCTTTAAGCTCTTCCGCATTTAATAGTCTGAACATAAATCTCCTTTTATTGTCAATAGTTTTTAATGAGATGGTGGGAACTTTTATTCCCACCATCTCGCTTTATCTCTAGTGAGTGCGATATGTCGCAAGCATATTTTCCTCTATCTTTGAGTGTAGCTCCCGAGCAGGAATTCTCTTAACATTAAACGCAACGTACGGACCGTTTTTAGTCTCCTCTCTAAAATAATAGTTTATTTGCCGTGTGGTGGTGGGACTATACTTTTCAGTACAGGTAAAATAGTCGGTCCCGTCAAATAATACAACCGGAGTCTCATACGAGATCATCACCTTCTTTCCGTTTGGGTACTGGAGCTCCTTCATATTCTTGGCTCCGAACTTTTTGATCTTGTGTGGTGCTGTTTTCATGTTATTATATCTCCTTGAATTAAATAAGAATTAATCTCTTATTATAGGACTACTATATCAGATCATTGATCAATAGTCAATAATAAATCAACAAAAAAAATATTTTTTTTTATTATTTTTATGCTTGACAAAATTATTTTTTTGTGGTATACTACATCAAACGGACTTTTCTTGGAGTATCCGATGTCCCTTCACTATCACACTATCATAACATTATTTTACCTCTG